TTGAAAATATTACCAGGTACTATGCTTGATGCACCTATGTTTGTATATACATGATTGATACCTAAAGTACCAGGTGGTGTAGAAACATAATTATCTTGTCCATACCAAGGAGTTGATCCTTCTTGAGTAAATCCTTTTGCTTGTGTCTTAATAGCATCAGTGACCTCTATTCTCATGAAGGTTTGAAAACTACCATTGTAATGGTATTCTTGATAGTAATCTATTGCTTCTTCTACCAAATCATCCAGCTGCTCAGTGGCAACGTTAATGTCTATCGTAGGAAATCCTAATCTACGAAGAGCATAGTCTTTTAATTCTGTTTTACTTGCAGGTCTTGTAGCAGACATAGTTTATTAACCGAATGAACTGATAGTTAAGTTAGTTACATCATTAGCACCAACTGTTTCTCCTTTCTTGAAGAATCCAGATACATTATCAACTGTGACAGATGTAGAATCCATAGCTGTTATAACTCCCGAACTGTTGGAAGTTGTTCCAGTCAGTGTTGCTCCAATCTCCATAGTTGTGATGTCGGATAGACTGAAGGTAGCATTAGTGAATACAGTTGCAACGTTAACAGTTGCGTTAGTAAAGATTGTAGCAATGTCAATTGTAGCTCCATTTCCGTGAATCTCTGATACTGGGATTGTACATCCATTTCCGTGTATGGCAGATACTGGGATTGTGCATCCATTACCATGAATTGCTGTTGCATCGAATGTAAGAGCAGCACCACCGCCACCACCAAGTTGAGCATCAGCAATTGTGATTGTCTCATTAACAATGAAACCAGATCCATCATCTGTGACAGTAATGGAATCAACAGTACCACCGACTCCAATCACAACGGTGAATGTTGCATTAGCACCTGATGCCTGAGTAATATAATCAGATGTTCCTATAGTATAAGTGCCAGGTGATCTTTGTGAATCAGTTGCACCAAAGTTTCCTACAGTTTTAATACCAGATGCATTAGCGTTAACAATAGTTATAACTTCGGATGCTGCATATCCAGATCCATCGTCATTAATTGTAACTCCTGTCACAACTCCATTATCTACAGTTAAGTCTACAGTTAATGAAGTACCAGATCCAGATGATGTGGTAGCAATTGCAGATCCTGCTGCATATCCTGTTCCTCCTGTGGCAATAGTTCCTAGAGTTTTAACTCCACTTGAGTTAGCATTTACGATTGTAATAGTATCTGAAGCTGTATATCCAGATCCATCATCATTAATTGCTACTGCTGTAATCGCACCAGAGGCATCTACAGATGATATGTCAACGGTAAAGTTTGAACCAGATCCATCATTGGTTGTTGCGATTGCAGTTCCAGTTGCGTATCCTGTTCCTGCAGTAGCGATAGATCCAAGTGTCTTAACACCAGATGCATTAGCATTTACGATTGTAATAGTATCATCAACTGCGTATCCAGATCCTGCACCATTTATTGCTACACCTGTGACAACTCCGTTTGAAGTTGTTAAGTCAAGTGTTAAACCAGATCCAGAACCAACAGTTGTTGTAGCAATAGCAGTTCCGTTTGCATATCCTGTACCACCTACAAGTGTGTCAACTGTTGCTGCACCACCTGCGTTAGGGTTCGTAATTGTGATTGTATCACCTGCGACATATCCTGTTCCTGCAGCATTAATGGCAACGTTTGTTATTGCTCCGTTTCCATCAACTGTAGTATTAACTGTTAGGGCATCATCACCAGATCCAGAGTTTGTTGTAGCAACACCAGTTCCTGCTGAAAATCCACCAACACCACCAGATAATGTACCCAAGTTAAGAGTATCAACACCACCAAGATTGGAGTTAGGAATTGTTATTGTTTCTCCTATCACATAATCAGTTCCTGCTTGATTCAATGCAATCGCTGTAATAGCACCATCAGCATTTACTGTAGTATCAACTGTCAATCCAGTTCCTAATGCAGATGCTGTTGTGGCAACGTTCGTGCCAGCTGTGTATCCACCAACACCATTTGATGTTATTGATCCAAGAGTGACAACTGAACCAGGTGTAGGATCACCAGATAGATTTAGTTTTAATGTAGTAGAAGTTGCAAGATTATTCAACATCGCTTTGAGTTGCTCAAACGCATGATCAAGTTTTGTTTGTACTCTTGCTTCTGTATGATATAGATTAGTTCCTTCTGGAAGGTTTGTAGTAGTCTTCTGACTTAGATCTAAGTTTGCACCAGTCGCAGCAGCAACTCTTGCATCTGCTCTAGTATCTGTAAAGAATACATTTGTAGATCCTTCAGTTACATTATCAGTATTGATATCTGACTGAGTTACAGCAAGTCCACCTGCACCATCATGCTCAATACCTGTACCATATGTAAAGTGTCCTCTGGTTCTTGCAGCAGTAGTGTATAGATTATTAATTCCTTCAGATAAAGCATCAGTATCATGATTATTAAGATTCGCTGCTTGAGTTGCAGTTCCAGTTAAATTACCTGTAATAGTAGTGATGGCAGCAGCGTCAGCAAAAACGTTCATGTACTTTTTAGTACTAGAACCTAGACTGTATATTCCATTTGTATCAGGAATTATATTTTTAGATTCAGTACTAGATGCTATAAGATTACCTGTAACATTACCAGTTAAATTACCTGTAATAGCATCAATATTTCCTGCATCAGCATGAATGTTCGACCATTGGTTACTGGTAGAACCTAAATTGTATGTTGAATTTAGAGAAGGAACTATATTTTTAGATTCAGTGTTAGTTGCATTAAGATTACCAGTAAGATTTCCTGTTACATTACCAGTTAATGTTCCTCCCGATGCTAGAGTAACAGCATCAGCATGAATATTTGCCCATCTTAAGGTAGTAGAACCTAAACTATATGTTGAATTTATAGAAGGATCTATATCCTTAGCTTCAGTTGTAGCTGCGTTTAAATTACCAGTAAGATTTCCTGTTACATTACCAGTTAATGTTCCTCCTGATTCTAGGGTGATATCATCAGCATGGATATTTGCCCATCTATTTGAAGTTGATCCTAAAGCGTATGTTGAATCTAAAGAAGGAACTATATTTTTAGATTCAGTGTTAGCTGCTAAAAGATTACCTGTTACATTACCAGTTAAATTACCTGTAATAGCATCAATATTTGCTAAATCAGCATGGATATTTGCCCATTGGTTAGTGGCAGAACCTAAAGCGTATGTTGAATCTGCATCAGGAACTATAGTTTTGGATTGAGTAGTAGCTGCTAAAAGATTACCAGTAAGATTTCCTATTACATTACCTGTGACAGTATCAATATTTCCTGCATCAGCATGAATATTTGCCCATTGGTTAGTGGTAGAACCTAAAGCGTATGTTGAATCTAAAGAAGGAACTATATTTTTAGATTCAGTGTTAGATGCTAAAAGATTACCAGTAAGATTACCTATGACATTACCTGTAGTAGTACCAATAGTAGCATTAGTAGAATGAATATTTGACCATTGGTTAGTGGTAGAACCTAAACTATATGTTGAATTTAGAGAAGGAACTATAGTTTTAGACTCAGTAGTACTTGCTATAAGATTACCTGTGACATTACCGATCAAATTACCTGTGACAGTATCAATATTTGCAGTATCGGCATGGATTCCTGACCATTGTAATGAAGAAGTACCTAAAGTATAGGTTGAATCTGTATCAGGGACTATAGTTTTAGCTTCAGTTGTAGATTTTATAAGATTAGCTGAGACAGAAGTAGCAGTAATTACATTAGAAGCAAAATTACCAGATCCATCACGTAAGACTAAGTTGTTTGCAGCGTTTGTACTTGCAGATGCTACGTTGATTGTAGTATTACCAGATACACCATCAGCATTTGTTAATGTGATACCAGAATTTGCTGTGACTGCGAATGTACGATGAGAATAACTATTCGCACCATCTCTGACCATATATCCAATACCAACTTGTCCTGCAAGTGCACTTATATCTGGATCATTAAATGTAACTGTAAGTGTTGGATCAGAAGCACCATTGATTGATACTGAACCATCTACTACACCATCAATAGTAAGTGTTCTAGCAGTCTTCCATGCGTCAGCAGTTGATGCGTTTCCTAAGAATCCTGCAGCAGCACCAGTTCCAGTTGCAGCAGTGATTTGTCCTGCAGAGAAATTACCAGATGATCTAGTTACAACACTATTACCAGTTGTGTCTGTAGCACTTGTAGTTAATCCATCAAGGAAATCTGCGTTAAGATTATTGACTTTAGTTGAAGATGCAACTACAAATGGTGCAACACCCTGAGCAAGTTGAGAAATTATCTGACCATCAACTGTTGCTGTACCATCAACGTTTAAGTTATTATCAATGTCAACTGATGTACCTGCACCAGTGACTCTTAGAGAACCAATTCTTAATGCACCATCAGTTCCTGAGAAAACTTCACTACTATTAGTAGCAGTAGTTAGGAAAGCAAATTCTTGAGATGATCTATCAAATCCAAAGAAACCAAGTTTAGCAGATCCATCAAAATATCTAAATTCAATACCCCTATCTTTACCATCGTTTGATGCAGGAGCAGTATCACCACCTAGAGTAAATACAGGATCATCTATAGTGACCGTTGTTGAGTTAACTGTAGAAGTTGTACCATTAACTGTAAGATTACCTGTGACAATTAAGTTAGAATTACCAGTTATATCTCCTTGAACTGTTAATGTTCCTTGTGTTTCAGTATTACCATTGTCGGTGTCAACTACAAACTTATCAACAGCACCAGCTGTTTGTACTTTGAATACTTTATTATCTGCTTTAACAATTAATTGGTTCTCAACAATTGTTGAACCTGATATATTTGCACTACTGTTAAGATCAAGAGCACCTGTTAATTCAGTTCCACCATAAACTCTTAGTCCCTCACCAACTGCTAAGTTTTTACCAATACCTGCACCACCAGTAAGTCTTAGAGCACCATCAGCACCATAAGATCCTGTTAATGTTTGTTGTGAGTTTGCAGTAAATGTATTAACACCAGATGTTTGGAATGTATCGTTAATTTGAGTTGCATCACCAACTGTTAATGTACCGATTATATTGGTATTACCATTATCAGTATCAATACTGAACTTAGTTACACCAGAACCAGTGTTTACATTAACTACTTCATTATCACTCTGAATAATTAGAGAGTCATTGATAGTTGTTTGACCTGCAACAACTAGAGTACCATCAGTTGCAATATTACCTGTAGAAGATGCAACAGTCATCTTATCAGTCGTACCTGATCTGACCGCAAAGTTTGCATCAACATCTAAGGTTCCATTGATTTCTGTGTTGTTAGCAACAGTTAGCGTACCACCAAGAGTTGTATTACTATCAACATTAAGTGTTGAATTTAATTCAGTATGACCATCAGCAGTCAGATTGCCTTTAATTTGAGTATTACCTGTAGAAGCTGCGACAAAGAACTTATCAGTCGTTCCGTTTCTAACTGCGAAATCAGCGTCAACATCAGTAACACCATTAATATTAACTGAACCTTCAATTATAGTATTACCATTATCTGTATCAACTGTAAATTTATTGACTCCTGATCCATTTTGAATATGGAATGATTCGTTAGAGGCATTTATTATAAGAGTATCATTTATATTTGTTTCACCTGCAACTGTTAGTGTACCTTGAATATCTGTATTACCAGTTGCACCGATAACACTAAACTTCTCTGTATCACCACTATTTAATTTACCAACTGAGAACCTCTCTCCTGACCCTGTAGCACCAACGTACAAGGATTTCATAATACCTGCACCACCATGTGCTTTTATAGTGGAGAAGTTATGAGATGCATAAGATGGAGATGCTTGATAAGTATCACCAAAACGACCTCTGTATCTAACTCTCAACCAGTTCAATCTAGATTCAGTCTCTGTTGCACTATCCTTAACTTCGATAGGACCATTAACGTGTAATGTACCATCAATCAGACCAGATCCTGCTACATAGAAACCACCATCAAGTCTAAGTGCACCATAATCATTTGATTGAATCTCCCAAGCACCAGAGGTGCTGTTCTTGGCAGTAGTAATATCATTTGTGCTTTCTAGATGTATATCTCCTGCCACAGCAACATCACTATTAGCATCTACATTACCAGTGACTGTGAGGATACCACCTACATCGACATTACCTGTAGTGGTATGAAGTGTAGTTTTAGTAGTTCCTGATCCGTTCTTAAGTTCTAAGGTCTTAGAAGCACCTTGGAATACGATATTATCATCAAATCTAGATGTGCTGTTTGCTCTGAATGTACCATCAACATCTAGTAGACCACCAATATTAACATCATCTCCTATACCTGCACCACCTGCAACTACCAAATCTCCAGTAGTATTAGATGTTGAGTTTGTATTTGTTGTAAGTTTTAAGTTACCTGCAGTTATACCTGACGCTGTTCCACTAAAGACCTCTGAAGTATTTGTGGCGTTGTGTAAAAATGTGAATCCTCCGACGTGTCCTCCGAGGTCGGTGTATGAGTCATCATATCCAAAGAAACCAACTCTTGCTTGATTATCGTAATATCTGAACTCAACACCACGATCTTTATTGTCATCACTAGCAGGAGCAGTATCGCCACCAAGAGTGATGATGGGATCATCCACTGTTGTAACCGTTGAATTAACTGTCGTCGTCGTACCATCTACTTGTAAATCTCCGTGAACTCGTACTAACCCTGTGATTGCTCTATCATCACCTGGATCAAGATGTAGGGTTGCATCGGTTGATCCAATATAGTTTGTTTGAACTCTTACATTTTCAATATGAACTTTACCAGTAGCAGCAGATGCATCAATATCAACGACATCTTCTGCAGTAAGAGTTAATGTACTTGTGCCAGATCCTGCGTTAGTAGAAGCAACAGTAAAGTTTCTAGCAGAAGAACTATTCTGTGTAAGTTCAATATTAAGATTACCATCACCAGTTTTATCAATCTGTTGTGCTGTAGCACCATCTAAAATGAAATCTGGATCACTGAATAATGTTTTTACATTTATATCTACTTCTCCATTTCCACTATCTCCTGTGTTGTTAGCACCAAAAAGTAAACTACCCGAAGTATTGTTTACTTTAACGTAGTTAAGATAGTTAAATCCTCTGTATCCAGATGTTGCTGTAAGTTCTTGATCTAGTTCAAAGTTCTCTACATTATTACCATCGGCAAATCCAATTCTATTATTTTGTAGTTGAGTGTTATCTACTCCTTGGGCGGAGATCGTGACGTGCCCGTTGCTGTCAACGTCGAAATCTTCCTGTGCAAATGAAGCCAATCCTTTCTGCTCTGTTGCCTCGGCAGCGAGATATCGCCACCCGCCAGAGTCACCGCTAGTATGAGTGGGAGCACCACTACCTGCTGCGATTCCTTGGATTGCTTGATAAACCTTTGATGCGTTAGCAATGATGTCATATCTAACGTAAGTTGTACCTGCACTGTAGCTAGCGTACTTACTACCCTCTGCAGCAGTAGCGATTGGTACGTTTGTGGCACTTGTTAGTCTACCACGGTCATCTACAGTGAACTTAACAGCGTTAACCGTAGGTGTACCAAAGGGTTCACCGTTTCCACCTGCACCTGATACAGATGTCAGGGATTCCGTATTATAGTTACCTGCTGTAACAGTAGTTGCTATGATATCGATTGTGGGGTTACCGTTGACACCACCACCATTGTTTACTGCTATTCTTCCTGCGGTTCCTGCAATAGTTCTAGTTGCCATTGAACCACCACCAGTTCTAGAAATCAAACCTGTAGTGGTAAGACCTGCAACTGCAACCAAGTCTAAGTCGTATGGTTGTGCAGATTGTCCTTCTACTGTACCGTTTAAATTATAATCTGCAAGAGTTGTTGGGTTTGAAGCATTTGTTATTCTACCTTTCGCATCAACTGTTACCTTAGTATAGGTTCCTGTAGCAGATGCAGAACCATCATAGTGAGGTAATGTTGATAATAATGCTAATGAAGAAGTTAAGTTTAAGTTCTGTGATCCATCAAATACACCAGTGGCAAGAACATCTTGTGATAATTGGATCTGACGAGTTGAAGCAAGACGTGAAGAAGTAGAAGCATTACCAATAAGAGTTGATGTAATCGTACCTGCTGCAAAGTTACCATCAGCATCCCTTTGTACTAATGTATTTGCAGTATTAGATGTAGATTCAACAGGTCTCTCATAAGTCAAAGTATTCCACGCAGTTACACCGTCACCAATCTTGAACCTACCAGTATCAAGTTCGATGCCAAGTTCACCTTGTGCAAGGGTTGGGTTAGAGTTCGCCCATTCCTGAGCACCACCTCTTCTTAACTGAATTCTATTTGCCATTTTTGAGTTATAACTCTATAGGGATTATGCTTCCAAGTTATTTATGATAGTAAGAAGGGGGTTCTAGACCCCCCTTCAACTATTCTGCAGTTTCTGGAGTTTTGTCTTCAACTTTATCGGGTACTTCCCCTTCTCCAAAATACTCTAGAGTTTCTATTGCTCCTTGTAGTTTCAAGGCAGTAACTTCATTCTCTTTGATCTTTGCTGAGAGATCTTGGTTCTCTTTGATCAATGCTGCATATCGATCTTTAAACTGTTTAAGCATCTCATCTTGTGAGACCTTTTCAACAGGTGCTGATGTTGTCATGATGTTTTTTGTACTAACGTTAGTAGGAGTGATTTAATCTCACTCATATCTGATTTTAACCCATTCACTTCATTTTGTAAAGTAGTAAAGTCTTCTTTTGCTTTTTTCTCTGCCTGATATGCCTTCATATATTTTTGATATGTAGACTCATCAGCACAGTTAAATGATCCAGATTTTGAATCACGAAACCAGTTTTGATGATCTTTTACAGGTTGATACATTAGATAGCAAGAGCGATTGCTCGGAAGTCTTCTATTATGGGTGTTGCAGATTGGTTTGGTGAAACAAACACAATCTTTATTTGATACTGGTCAAAATTCAAACCAGAAACTTCATACTCATAGTCCTTAAGAACTATTTGTTGAGTAGGTGCAGGTATGACTGCCTGAGCATCTGGGAAGAACTCAAATCCAAATGTTTCGATAGAATCAGTTGAACCAGTAGGTCGTACTCTATATAGTACCTTTATGAAACTGGTATCTGGGCGATACCCTGCAAACAATACTTTTATAGCACCAGAGGGATTTGAAAGATTTGCAGCACGAGTAATATACACAGCATCATGTGAATCACCAGTAGATAATTTTGCAGTATTTGGATCAGAAGGATTATTAATCCTATTCATAACAGTTGTCATTGACATTCTATCTGTATCAAGAACAGGAGATACATTTGATCTATTACTGGTTAATGATAAATCTAATCTGAATGACTTAGCACCAGATAGTTCAGATGACTCATTGATTGTTGAACATATAAGTCCAGGTGCTAGTAATGGATTATCTTCACTTAAAATAACATCAGAGAATACACCATCATTTGCAAATGATTCTTGATCAGCGTCACCACCTTGATTTATTGATGTTCCACTAATAATATTTACTCTTGCAGTTACATTAGTTTGAGGTAACAACATTCTTTCAATCTGAGGAACTAAGATATCATACTGTACGTTTTGTGTTGCAATAGCATTACTTCCACCAGACTTAATACCAAGTCTAGCAATAGATGATGTAGCAAGTTCGTAAGTATCTAAAGTTCGTGTTGAAGTAGAGTTGTTCAAAAGAGAGGTGTGAGTTTTATTAATCTCGATTAGTGGTATACCATCAAGGTTATAACATTCAACAACTGACTCATCAACGTGTGATACTGCAGTCGTTCCATCTAGTCCTCTTTCTGCCACAGTCATTGTTTTAAAGTCACTTGATATTGCTGTATAAGATACAATCTCAGTTCCTGCGTTACTGACAACTCTTGCATACCCTTTATTTGTAGCACTAATAGATGCACCATCAATAATTTGATGGAATGCAGATGCATCATTTACATTAAATGTTGTATCAGTTGCTGATATAGCAGCAGTCAAGTATGTTGGAGATACTTCTGATTCTACACCAGTAATAACAACATTATTTGAAGGACTATGCATACAATGGTTACTATGTGCGACTCTTATTTTCTTTTCACTTGGTTGGAATGTAGGTTGAGTGGTTGAAACTATATCACTGATTGCACCAGCTTCAACTGCATCACCCGCATAAGTTATAGAACTAACAGTTGCAGTTGTGTTTGAAGTTCCTCCAGTCACTGTTTCAGAAGAAGGAGTAAACTCTGTGGAAACATATCTTAGTGTCAGTGTATTTGTACCAGATACCCATGTTACAACTTCAGCAGTAGGAGATGTAGCAGAGTTACCTGTGATTGTTTCACCAACAGTAAAGGCACCAGATGCACCACTTACAACCATAGTTGCAGTTGTTTTAGATGAAACTATTCTTCCTACAACGTTGCTACCAGAAACAGATCCTCCTTGGAAAACACCAGTGATATCATTAACTGTTAACTGATTACCACCTGCAGCTGCAGTTACTTTAGTGATTGTACCTTGTGCTAAACTACCCTTCTGGTATATTCTAGCACCAACTGTAAATGGAGCAGTTGTTGTATTTGTCACTATTTGAACTGATGGGGGGAATGTTAATATTGGATCATTTTGTAGATTTAACTTACCACCATTTCCAATATCAAGAGGAGCGTTATTCAATGTAACAGTAGATAATACAGAAGTATCAAACTCTGCTCTATTGACTTTAAACTTCAAGTCTTCATACTGATCAGCAGTCCATGTAGATGCGTTCTGTGATTTGAATAAAACACCCGCATATGGTTGCTCAGATATAGTTCTGTCTCCTGATATATCAATCTCACCCATCCTTGATATCCAAATAGTATATTCATTAGAGTCGGATAAAAGAACGAAACAATGTTCGATAGATTGTGGGATATAAACAGGTGCTTTAAATGTAAATTTAGTTGCGACAGCACCAGTTTCGGATAACTGAATAACAGATGGTTCTAAAGTGACGTCAGAAAATGGTAGGATATTTGTTGTTGGA